ATTCTGTGTCGTCCCGAGATCCGCAGGATCGTCGCCTTGCGCCCTGTATAGGAGAACAGTAGCCACTCCCTGATCCTTAAGCATTTGCTGGGTATCAGTGTATTGGGCTCGAACAAACTCTTGCGCCACTGCCTGATTGTTACCTTGAGAAAGCAAGCCAGCCTTATCTGCCAAATAGCTACTAAGTGCTGAGTTCAAGTCTGGTGATACAACTGAGCCCCAACGCATAGAGTCCTGAAGTCCAAACTCTTTCTCAGCAGCGCTCTGAATAGCAAGAGACAGCGCGTTCGAGTCATTAGAGGTACCGGCCCAAGCGCTAACAAGTGTAGCTACTGCGGCCTCTCGCTCTTTACCCGCCGACCATAGAGTAGCTGCGGGTGAATCAGGCTGCATTGAAAACGGTGTAGCAAGACCTGGATGCTCCGCAAGACCAGCCAGTGCAACTATGTCCTTAGTCGAGGCCGTCATACTGGCAGACAGCCTGTCGGTAACATCGGCTTTGCACGCCTTCTCCGTATCAAGACTGTACTTGAACGTCTCATTAGCTGCGCCGTATTGTCCAGCCACCAGCGGGCTATTGACTCTGTCCAAGCCCGCCGTAGTAATAGTGCCCAGCGCCGAACCGGCTGGACCTTGCTGAATGATTGCTACAGCGGCCCTAAGAGTAGTGACATCTACCGGTGCTGGCGGAGGCGTTACCGATGCCGGCGCCGGTGCATATAGAGTCCCAACATTCGTGATATCGAGGTCAGACATATCGCTCAACGGTACATCGGTAATTGTTGGGTTAACCTCGTGAGATCCGCCCTGCCCAGACTTCGAGGCGATACCCTGTGCCGAGCCAGATGCTACATACCCTTCCGTTTGATCTCCCTCATGCCCCCACAGCATTGCCTGAGCCTCGGGCATAATGATCTTAAAGCCGAGCATTGCCGAGACTATAGGAGTCGCCTCTTTAAGGGCGTCAACCTCACACGGATAGCACCCGCCCTTCCAGGTAACTCCATTCTCGGTTACGGCCGGAGTCTCATTTAATTTACCGAATGCGCCGGGGCTCTGTCCGCCAGTGACTACCCGAGTCATGATGGCGTCCATAGTGGCGAAGTTAGGGTCGTTCGGGTCATTGATGTTGTTGGCGAAGTTCGGCTGCTTCATAGCACCGGACTTAAGCCCGAGAATAGCATTCGTTACAGGAGTAGTTGGGTCCCCAAACACATGGCCCATAGCAATCTCAATGGCGTTACCCGTACCTAACTGATAGAAGGATGGCGTTAAGGTAAGCGCGTCACCATCCTTCGTAGTGCCCCACTGCTCATCAGTAGACTTTCCCTCAATCACCATCTGCTTCATAAGGGCCTGCGCTGCGCTGGTCAGGTTCGGCTGTTGTGACAGCGCCACACCATTTTGTATGTTGCAATCATTGACCGAAGATATTGGCGCCCCACCGCCATAACCAGGTACTACCGTACCCCCAGTAGCATCCTTACCTTTACCCACTACGGGCGTACCGGTCAACTCATTGGTGGCGTACAGAACAGGTATCGGCAAGTTAATGACTTGATCGGTAGCTACAGCACGAGCTATATAGTGAGCCGCCGCCATCGAGATACCCAACTGAGTGCGGGCCGAGGTGGCCGAGATAAGACCAGCGGCCTGCAACGGAGTAATCGGGTTTGCGGTATTGGCAGTGTCTTTGACAATTTCTGGGCACTCATTATGATACCTCGGATATGCTGTCAGTCCGAATGCCACTTGTTGAGCATTCAACCCCTGAGCCGCTGCAACTATTTGATCCCGCATACCAGAGGTACTACCTGCGCCAGGGATCTTTGCTAGAGCGCCCTGCTGCCTATCCTGTATAGTCTGCGTTAGACCTAAGTCCTCGGTAGACGATCCTTCGGTACTAGAGAAAGTCCCATCAGGGTCGCCAACGTGAGCGTACGAAGGTGACATAGGACCGAATGCCGTAGACTCGTGGTTAGGGTCATAGTTCGGGTTAGGTAGCCCATAGTCCCCAGTACCGCCTGTCAGGATAAGTGGACTAGGTAGCTTGTCAGACGCTGGATTAAATGGCGTGCCATCGGGGAACTGCCCAGCCATTCTGACCTGATTATTAAAGGCGGCTTGTGCATTGTTCCAGATGCTGTACTGATTGCGCATCACGCCTAATAGAGCGGCCTGTCCTGGGTTCTGTACCGTCTGGCTCGGTTCAACGGCCCATGCAACAGGAGCGCCAGATACTGGATCTTTCTTCAGGTATAGGCCGACGCTCATGTCAGATCGAGCGTACAGTGCGGCGCTGGCAGGGTCATTAACGTGAGCGTCTATGGTCGCCGCCATGGTGGCGTTGTCAGCGCTATAGGGTAGCTCGGTCTGAACGCCGGCAACCTGAAAGCCAGTATCAGGCACAGTACCGTCATGAGGATTGATTGTAGCGCCAACCTCACCATTCTCGTCCGGCTTCATTTGTGAGAGGCACTGCTCCCACGAGGTTGGGTTCATTTCCTGCCCCGAGGTAGACCAACTTGTGTCAGTCAGATCGACAGGAGGTGGACCAGCATCAGCTCCACCGGCACCGCCGCCGCCTCCGCCTCCGCTACCATCCTCGAAGTAACCATGCCAACCATGGCCCTGTTCCTTCTGGGACTCCTCCTCGACATTGAGGCGCTCCTGAATAGGCCACGGTGGTTGTATTACCCGCTCCTCGTTGCTTACCGGAGCAACGTATGGGATGAAATCTCCTCGTTTGCTTACCTTCCAAGGCAGGGAGGACATTAGCGGCCTAGTTTAGAAGGAGGCTTTTTACCGCCTGTGTTACCGGTCGGGCCTGCCGATGAGACAGGAGGCGGCGGTGGGGCCGCACCCTCGGTGCCGGGCGGAGTATTGCCTGGCGTCTTTGGCGCATTCTGTGCCGCCCCTGTGTCCGCTGCGGATTGTGTCGCTGCGAGAGCGCCGCCACCCATAACCATGAAGTCCGAGTGAGCCGAGTTGATCGGTCCCCATAGACTATCTGCGCCAGATTCCTTAGACACCGGCAGGCGCAAGTACTCACGACACTCATTAGGCGTAGCCACCGCTGCCATACGTAGAGCGTTAATGAAGGCCCCGAGCATCTCATCGTTAGTCTTAAATAGGTCAGACACGTTTCGACGGACATAGTATCCCGCTGGAAGCAGGGCGGTATACATCCGGTCAATCCTACGGGTGTATCCAGAGAGTGAAAATATCGCAAACCCCATAATCATTTCCTGAAGTCCTTTGCCGTAGACCTCACTCCCTCCGGCGCTAGCATCTCCTACGAGGTGTCCAGGCACCCCGTAGAAACCACAAAGGTCTGCCCGGCTAAACGCTCTCGCCTCTAACAGTTGAGCCGTCTGCGGGTTCACACTGATCTGCTGCCACTTAGCATTTGAGTCAAGGATCATGGGCGTATGACTCTGTCCAAGCCCGCCGTGTCGGGTCATGATCTCTCTGACGAGGCGCTCTTTGTCCTTCTGTTGCATAGGCTTATCGGTCGAGTACATTCCGCTCGGGGACATCCCCTGCGCAAAGTAGCGTGAGCCGTACTCCTGCATGGCAATAGGTAGGCCGAAGCCCATAGCACCTATCTCAATAGGATTAAGCCCTACTAGGCCTTGCGGAAGAGACATCCACGGTACGTGAATAATGTCTCGTGTTGGAATGATAGGTCCAATATCAGACCCAATACGGTACTGCCTAAAGCCCTTTTCGATGTTCACCCGCATCTGTGCGGGGTTGAGAATCTCTACTTGCTGCGCCAAGTCGAGCGGACCGCCTCGGTCCACTACATGGAAGTAGGCGTTACCGTTAAGACCGAGGGACATGATGAGATTGAAGTCTGCCTGCTCCCGGTCAATGTCAGCGCAGGGATCTGCCACTACGTCGGGCGGGTCAACCTCGGGATCCTTATAGCTACGCTTGTTCCCCTGCTGCCTATGGACATGGACCTGTAGCCCTCCTACGGCGTCCCCGAGTACCCGCAGACAAGAGGCTACAGTCATGATCCCTAACACGGAACGCTCATTGACAATGACGCCAGCTACCGCCTGGTTGTATACGGACGGGGGTGGAATCGCCGCAGGATCCGACATCCAGCCCCCCCACCCTCCTGCTGAAAGGGGCATTCCTCGCTGCTGTATTTGTTCCCTGCGCTGAGTTATTGTCATGCTGACTGCCTCAAATACTCGATAAGTTTTCCAAGTCGGGCAATGGCGACGATAAGAGCAGTGGCACCAAGGTTGTGTAGCTCAGCTCGGGCCTCGGCGACCTGTCCCGCAAAGGTCTTCGAGAATGCGTCGGCTGTTCTTTGTTCGTGCATGCGTGAACAGAGAACGCTGTCGCTCTGCGTTATTGTCATTTCTTATGCAACTTCTTCCTCAGGCGTGCTATAGGCTTCGGGATCCGGGGCGCTTTCACCATGAGGGGATCCCCGTATATGAACTCTGCCGCAACGATGAGAGCAGTGGCCCCGACGATCAAGGCCACGCCCAAGCCTGCTATGAGATATACGCCGGTGACGCACATAGCGGCGCCGGCTATCTCAAGGTACTGTCCGACATTGATAGGTAGCTTGTTCGCCGGCCGAGCATATTCGGGCAGCTTCAACCATTCTTTGAAAGTTAACATACGGGCCTCTCTCCCTTTATTTAAACTGGTCTTTCGTGAGGTAGTCGGCTTCAGTAATGATCTTCGGCTCCCGAGTCCATGACATACCGGGTGGCAAATCTTCGTCATTCTCGCTCGGCTCGTCATCGAGATAGTCACTGGTGAAAGTAACGTCCACGTATTGATGAGATTCCAAGCCTAACTCCTTAGCCCGCTGTAGTGCCATGACGACACACACTGCGGCGTCCACGTACCCGGTAGACTTCTGATTGATCTTTTGGATCCTGGGCTCTAGCGGATCCTTCACCCAGGCGTTCGCCATATGGCGAGCGAGGCGCTCGTCCCCATCATGCTCCAATAATGAGCGCTGTATGTCCTCATAAAGGCGCTGTGTAGCCTCGATAATGAACCGGCCACGCTGAGGGAACTCGACTATGGGTAGACCTTCCTCCTGAAGTACCTCAAGGTCCGACACCCAGAGCTTAGGGTCAGCCGCAACCTCAACCACTTGGTACATACCGGCCAGTTCTCGCAGGCGATTCATGACTGCCACTCGTGGTACTCGCCAGTTGTTGTCCTTGTATGGCTTTTCCCATAGTCCACACAATTGAACGAATGGAACCGGGCGGTCTAGCGTCACTGCAACAAGTGCTGTAGCGTCGCCATCGAAGGATCCATCGAACCCGATAACGATGCGTTCATGCGGCTCAAGATGCCCACCATCTTTAGTCGCTAACGTGGACCATACGCCTCTCGGTAGCCAGCGCTCGATGTCCACGAGGACAACCTGATTGAAGTAGAAGCGCTTGGCTACATACTCGGGAGTCTCGGGGTCTTGGATCTCCTGGTATAGACGCTCGGGATCTACCCAGTAGGAGTCGCCTCGGGCTATTTTTATAGCCTTAGTGACCTCCTCGTGGTCTGTTAGGTCTTTAACTTCGGGCGCTTCGAGCGAGTCATACCAAACGCCGAGAACGTCCCCCTCTTGCACTGCGGTATATGTAGCCTCGGCTACCGACCCCTCACCTGGCTTATGAGCATTAGTGATCTCAAGGCTTCGTCCCGCACCGTCTCGGGCTTTACCAAGATTACGCCGGATGACTCGTGCCATCTCGATGCCCTCGTTGTTTTGGAGCCAGTGATGCGTTTCGTTGAGGACGCAGAAGCTCGGACGGGGACCTTCAAGCGCTCTCGGGCTACTTGTGACGGCCTTGATGACACCTTTCCCACCCCTCACATATATGATCGTCTTACCCGGATCTACCTTAAACTCTTTCTTGAACGCTGGGCTTATCATGCCAGGGAACAAGGACGTAGTGTTGCCGGTCTGTTCCTCGGACACTGCTGCTAACTGTACGAGGGGCATGGGGTGCATTGCCCCTATAGGGTTCCCCGACTCATCCCAGCCGCCAAAGCGACAAGGACCGCACGCCTCTACTAGAGAGAGTGCCGCCAACATCGGGTCCTTACCCCAGCCCTTCATACGCCTGATGACTCCACGACGGTATAGGAACCTACCGTCATCGTCTATCTCGTACCAGACGAGAACCATCTTGGCCTGTTCCTCGGTATAGCGCCAAGGTTGGCCGGCCTCTGGCCCGTCAGGTTGCAAAATCCAGCGTGTGGACCAATCGAGGATCCCCCAACCTAGTGTTCTGTTATCAGCGGGCAACTGATACATAGTTAAATCCTTACGAAGAATCCGGGTGCGCTACCAGTAGGAGGCGGGGGACCAGAGCCAAACCACTTATCATTTAGGTACGCTTCGGTGGCTTCGATTTGATCGGAAGTCAGAGTCACGTCTTGGTAGACGAGCACCTCGCCAATATATCCAATCATTGGAGAGCTAGCAGCACCCTCATATACATTACCACCCACGTAGAAGGTTGAGGAGGCTTCGGGAGATGCGTCGCCGGTAAACTCAGTACCGTCAACACGGAGAAATGATGCGCCAGCGCCATTCACACAACCACAAGAGAAGATGTGAGGAAGCTCATCCTGGCTATTGCCACCACTTGGATAGTCCTCACCATACTCATATAGCTGCCAATCCCCACTACCATAGCCAGTAAGTAGACCAGTAGCTTCGACCAAAGGTTGTAGCCATATCCATGTCTCTCCACCAGCAGCACTCTGAGCCACTAAGAACACATAGAAGTTACCAGCATCGCCACTTCCAAAAGCAAGATTTACTAGTGCTCCGCCACCAGTAAACTGTACCGTAGGCAACCCGCTAGCAAAGTAACCAGGGTCATTATATGAAGCGTCGCCATTTCCAGCATGAAGAATGTTACCTTGGCCGGAGATGTCAGGCCAGTATGGTAAAGCCTGACCATCTGTAAGGGTAGGATAGTATGCATCGCCGGCAAGCTGGCTAGCGTCATACCAAGCTGCGAGGCCGGAACTAACGGGAGGCGAGGCCATTATGCGACGCCCAAACAACGCCACTTAGAGGTAGCGGCATTCCATAGGAAGGTCACATCGAGGCGTGCCGTAGTTACCGTAGTACTTGGTAGTGCTTGTGTCGAAGACTCAAATGAGGATCCCCACGTAATAGCGACAGCCGCGGTGCCGGTGATGGATACCTCTAGAGTGTCACCCTTTGCCGGAGTACCAGTGACGGTAAACCCAGTAATGGTAGCGCTCTGGCCGGTAATCTCGACCACGTTATAGGTGTCGGTATCAACTGCTGGCGTAGCCGAGTTAGCCGATAGGGATAGAACGGCAGGAGTAAACCCGGCGCCTGAGGCACCAGTTGCGCCAGCGCCCGTAGCGCCGGTTGCACCAGTGGCGCCAACACTACCGCCGCCGCCGCCACCCGGAGTAGCTACCCATGCTGAGCCGTTCCACCGGTACGTATTGCCATCCGCCGTAACAGCATAGGCCGGTAGGTCGGAGGGAAACTCCAAGCCGGCCTGTGTTGCGGCGGTGTACTGATAGAGTATATCGTTTCCATTCTTACCTGAGATTACAGCAGAACCTGCCATTAACTGGCCTCCTTGATCCTTCGATAGTCGTCCATAATAGCGATCTTTGTACCCTGCTCAGTGTCAGCCGCAGCCAACTCTATGCGAAGCCGGCGCCTGTCTCCTTCGGTAACGCCCAGCCTCGCCAACTCGTCCAAGCACTTATTGACTGCGCTGAAAGATATCAGACCAGTCATATGGTTTTCACTGAGGAGCGCCGTGTTCAGTGTGTCGAGAATAATGAAACCGAACGCCCAGTCAGACGCCTTGTAATATTGGGCCATTCCCGAGTCTGCGAGAGCCTCCCATAGCCGAATGACAGCGGCCGTCCACCCTACCTTTGCCGGGTAGGGCAGTGCGACCTTAACGTCTTCCGTTTGCTCGATCTCGGCCTTATGATTCCTGCGCCGTGTAGTGTCTGACCTACCGGGTATAGGCCCTCTCGTGGCTACTGTCATTACTCTCCACCCACCTGTCTGTACTCCATTGCTAATACCTCAGACCCCTCAAGTACCGTGTCGATCTCATCGAGGAGATCATCCGTAAACTGCAGCAGTGCCGAGGCATCTGGTGCCCGTTCTGATATTGCAAGTGCAGCAGTATCCACGTCGTGAGTGTTACCGGACTCCTGTTGTTCCTTTGATACTTGCTCCATTTGCTGGTGCCCCCTCACAACACGATTCCTTGAGCCCACACTCGGGACAGCGCCAGTGACTTTTGATGGCGTCGTATACATGGTCACACAAGTCGCACGCCCGGATCATTGGCCTCTCCTATCTGAGTGTCAAACAAAGCTCTATGGTATCCAAACTAGATACAAACAATACCTTCTATGGTCTGTCCCCGGCCAGGCCCGCCAGGAGAGGACTGGCAGCGGCTTGACCAGGGGAAACTGCATAAGTACGCAGGTCGTCGCACGAAACCCTCCCAAATATGGCCTCTGACCAGGACTTATGCTACTCGTAACCTATATGATTATAGGACCCCTATATTACGTACAAATTTGCTGCGGGA